GTCAGGATTATCCCAACTGGCGGTAACCAGCCTGAACTGGCGGTGACTGGTCGCGCTGCACCGAGATTAGAGACTGTGTGGCCTGATCATGCCGGGTCGTTCATTGACGGTGTTAGGGAATTTGCAGAGCAGTATTTAAATGTTGAGTTAATGGACTGGCAGGTACGCGCGCTGCAAGGTCAACTGTTGTTTGATGATGATCAGGATTTAGTTAACAGGGTTTCGCTTGTTTCTACTGCTCGACAGAACGGCAAGACCGTTGCGCTCATGGCGCTTGTTGGTTGGTGGCTGACTGAGATGCCTAAAGTGCGTGGCGCTAAACAAACTGTGTTGACGGTCGCGCATCGACTGGATTTGGCGGTCATGTTGTTTGACAATCTTGCACCGATATTAAACAAATATTTTGACGCATATTTAATGAAGTCTTACGGCCGTAATTCGGTGACGATGCCTGACGGTAGCAAATGGTTTGTGCGCGCCGCAAATAATTCTGTGGGTCACGGCATGTCATGTGACCTGATCGTGGCTGACGAAATGTGGGACATAGGTCGAGATGTTGTTGACGGCGGTTTGATACCAGCGCAACGCGCCAAACGATCACCGCTACTAAGTTTGTGGTCTACCGCTGGCACTGAGGCAAGTACCGCAATGCTGAAATGGCGTGAGCAGGGATTGCGCGCTATCGACACAGGGCACACAAGTAGTTTCTATTTTGCTGAATGGTCACCACCGCCAGACATGTCACCGCTAGACCCGGCATCGTGGGCATGGTCAAACCCTGCACTCGGCACGACACTGACAATGAAAACTATTGAGGCCGAGTCCGAAAACCCTGACCGTGCATCGTTTCTGCGCGCCAGTTGCAACCTGTGGGTCGCCAGCGACAAGGCATGGATACAGCCGGGTGTGTGGCCACAGTTGCTATACACAGACCCGATACCAGACGGCGGCACAGTCGCCATTGAATGCTCGCTAGATGACGCACGCTATTTTGGTGTCAGGTGTGTTGTGTTGCCTGATCATCGCACCGTTGCCACAGTCGAATTTGTGGTGGACACATTTGATCAGGTCATGGCCAAAGTTGACCGACTGTGCAACACGGGTGCTGTACGGTTTGCGATTACACCTACGATTGACCTGCACTGGCCAGTTGCCTTAGAGCGTAAACGCATCGTGGTTGGCTACGGCGAGATACTCAAATTTACGCCACGCATAAAAGCAATGATTGGCGAGAAACTTATTTTGCACACAGGCGAACAGATGCTGGCTGAGCATGTGCAGCGCGCAGTTGCGGTCAGGTCACAAAACAGCATTGCACTCAGCAGTCAAAGATCGCCCGGCCCTATCGAGTTGGCACGATGTTTAGTGTGGGCTGCAGCGCTCGCGTCACGACCAACTAGTTCAGGTAAACCTATGATTGTGGTTGCCAGTCGCTAATGTATTGATCGGGTGGCTGGTCGTTTCTGCTTTCTCGGTTGTTTCCGGCCAGCACCTATACACCACGCACCTGATGATCGGTGGCATACTTAAAACATGGCACGCACACTGATTGAATTTATTGGCGACAACATTCGCGCACAAAAAACTAAACCAGCAAAGGCTGCTGCCGCTGGCGGTATGTACCAAAGCATAGGCAACAACGGCGCTGGCATGATCGGTCAGTACTACACCTATGTTGAGGGTGACGCACGCAATCGCGCAATTAGTGTGCCGACAATTAGTCGAGCGCGCGATCTCATGGCATCAGTACTTGGTTGCATGAGTTTAAAAATGTATAACGAAATTTGGAACGGTGACGAAATGGAAAAGTTGCCATTAGCACCTAGAAGTTGGTTACGCAAAATTGACCCACAGTTGCCAAACAATTTTATTATGTCGTGGACATTTGACGATCTGTTTTTTTACGGTCGCGCATTTTGGTACATAACATCGCGCACTGCTGACGGGTTTCCGGCATCGTTTACTCGACTACCTGCAGCAATGATTAACACGCTAGATCAGGCTGGCCCGGTGTGGTTTGCACCGTCAAAACAAATTATGTTTAATGGCGCTGAACTTGACCCTAACGATGTTGTGCAATTCCTGTCACCGATACAAGGCATCATTTATATGTCAACACAATCGGTTGCTACAGCATTAAAACTTGAAAAAGCGCGCTACCGCAACGCCGCAAGCCCGATTGCGTCTGGTACTTTGCGTCAAGTTGGCGGCGAGCCAATGAGCGCACAAGAATTAGCAGACATGGCAGCGTCATTTGATGCCGCGCGCGAGTCAGGTGCAGGCACTGCAGCGCTAAACGAATTTGTAACCTACACAGAAACGCTGACAAGCCCTGACAAAATGTTGTTAATTGACTCGGCAGAATTCCAAGCAATGGAAATGGCGCGACTGTGCAACATACCGCCATACCTTGCAGGCATATCAGTCGGGTCATATTCTTACCAGTCAAGCAGCGAAGCGCGCATGGACTTGTGGACATTTGGTGCAAAGGCCTACGCCGAATGCATCGCTAGCACACTAAGCATGAACAATGTTTTGCCTAATGGCACTTATGTTGAGTTTGATGTAGAAAAATATTTGTCAGGCGAATACGCAATGGGTGACATGAGAGAAACACAAACTGAAACCGAAATAGGAGTATCCTAAAATTATGATCAGATTAATCCCTTCACAGATCACGGTTGACGCGGCGGCGGTAGAGGGCCTACCGTCACGCTCAATCTCAGGTGTCGCAGTAACCTATGACGAAACAGCGACAGTGCTTGACGGTACTAAAGTGCGTTTTGAGCAGGGTTCGCTGCCAGTTGACGGCCGTGACCCGAAACTGTATATGCAGCACGACAGCAACCAAATCGTAGGCAAAGTAGTTGACCGGGTAGACACTCCACAAGGCATGATGTTTACAGCCAAAATTAGCGCTACTCGACTAGGTGACGAGGCGCTGACGCTTGTCAAAGACGAAGTTATTGACGCAGTATCGGTCGGTGTGAACCCGACAAAATTCCGTTATGACGATGACGGCACAATGATTATTGAAGCGGCCGACTGGTCGGAATTGTCGCTAGTTAGTGAGGGTGCTTTTAGCGGCGCAATCATTACCGAGGTGGCGGCGAGTATCCCACAAACAGAACCACAAATAGAGTTAAATGAAGTTATACCTACACAGGAGAAAAACATGTCAGAACAAATTGAAACACCAGTAGTCGAAGCAGCACAAACCACTGTTGACAAATTGTGGGCGCAACCTGCACGCAAATTTGATCTACCAACTGCAGGCGAATACATGGCAGCAATGCACATCGGCGGCGAAACATTCCGCAATGTTCAAGCAGCCACACAAAATTTTGTGAACAGCAAACGCAGCGCACTACAAGCAGCCGCTGGCGATGTCACAACCACTGACCAAGCAGGTTTGTTGCCAGTCCCGGTACTTGGCCCTGTAATGGCCAACCTCGGATATCAAAGACCTGTAGTCACAGCAATCGGTGCACGCGCAATGCCAGACGGCGGCAATCAAAAAACATTTGTGCGACCAACTTGGACAACACATGTCAGCGTAGGTTCGCAAACAACTGAACTATCGGCAGTAAGCGCAACAACACCCGTGATTGCCTCGAATGTAATTAGCAAAACTACATTGTCTGGCGCGGTGACTTTTTCTGTTCAAGATATTGACTTTACAAGCCCTTCATCGCTGGACATTATTTTGTCAGACCTTGTCGGACAATACATGTTGCAATCAGACGCAGTTGCATGTAACGCAATTACAAATGGTGGTTCAGCATCAGGTTCAACATGGACAGTAACTGCAGACAACCCATCAACATTGATCTCAGCGATCTATGACGCAGCAACAGACATTCTTAGCGCAACAAACTTTTTACCTGACACAGTTTTTGTGTCACCTGATGTTTGGAAAAAACTTGGCAGCCAGTTAGACGGCGACAAGCGACCAGTGTTTCCATACACAGGCGCTGCAGGTCTAATGGGTGTCAACGGCATGGGCACAGCAAATGTGACAGTGGCAAACACATTTAATCCATTCGGGTTAAATCTTGTTGCTGATCGAGCATTTGCAGACGGCACACTCACTGTTGCTAAAGCAAGCGCTATTGAGTTTTACGAACAGGTGCGCGGTTTGATGTCAGTTGAAGTACCCGGCACTTTGGGTCGCACATTTAGTTACTACGGCTATGTTGCAACTTTTATCCCTTACAGTTCAATGGTTAAAGAAATCACAGTCGCCTAGTCGCATGGCGGAATAAACGCCATGGCAACATATAAAACACAAACAAAACAGTTACTAGATAACTACGCTTGCATAAGCACGCTTGAAGCAACCGAGATTGCTCTAGGCGAGTCTGTAGCAGTGTCAGGTTTGGCAGCACCGTTTACTGGCACATTTACTGTGCTGGCATTACCGCAATACAAATACATTGGCGTTGACGGCATAACTGGCGAACTGCTGTATGACGAAAATATTGCAGTACCTAATCAAATGCTTTATGCGTGCACTGGTAGCGATGTCGAATTTGTGGTGGATTATGCCGGGACTGTTACCTACACACAGACCTGCACATGGGTCACGGCCGCGCAAATCCTGACATTTTTGGGCATAGCCACAGCAACGGCCGACGACACAACATTTGTGACACAGTGCGCTAGCGCTGCTAACCAGTTTTGTTATCGCAGACGGCAAGAGGTCGGCTACTTTGATGCGCTTGCAACATCGCCTAGCGGTGATGTCACACTGGCAACGATCATGTACGGCGCGGCGCTGTACCGCCAGCGCGGTGGCATTAGCGACTTTGCATCATTTGACGGCATGTCAGCAGGCTCGACTAACGGACTGTCACCGATTGTTAAACAACTGTTAGGTGTTGACAGACCGCAGGTTGCGTAATGGCAGCACAGGCATACACCGATCTGTTCAACACGGCGATCAACACGCTGGCCACCAAATTAAACACGGTCACAGGGCTTGTGTGTGTCACCGACCCACGCAACCTACAGCCACCATGCGTACTGCTAGACGCGCTGTCATTCACGGCATTTAATAACAACATTGTTGACCTATCAATCCCGGTCACGGTTATCAGTCTCGGGCCGAGCAACGCAGACGCATACCGCAACGCACTGAATGTTGCAGCGCTGGTCTTGGCTGCCAATGTTGCGGTCACTGACGGCAGACCCACCACACTTACTATTGGCGGTGTTGACTACCCTGCACTATCGTTAAACATACAATTAAAGGCATCAACAACATGAGCAAATATCTAGTAACCAGCAATCGACTTATCTGGCCGAATGGCACGATTATTGATACAGCCGATCTAGAGCATTCAAACATTGAGGTGCTTGTTGCTGGCGGTCACATATCCCCACACAAGCCCACAAAATCTGTTAAAACTATTACTGAACCAAAGGACTAAACAACATGGCCACTTCCGTCTACCTCAGCCAACCGAGCCTAGTAATAAATTCGGTCGACCTCCAAGATCAGTGCACTAGCGCAACTATTAACTATGTTTATGAACAATTAGAGACAACATCATTTGGCGACACTGCACGCAAATTTGGCGGCGCTGCAGTTACATCATTGCAAAACAACAGCATTGAAGTTGAGTTGTACCAGTCGTATGCAGCAAGCGAAACTGAAGCAACAATCTTTGGACTTGTTGGCATTGTTACAACGATTGTTATTAAGCCCACATCTGCAGCAGTCGGCGCAACAAATCCTAGTTACACACTGACTGGGTGCTACCTCGAATCACACACACCAATAAATGCATCACTAGGCGAACTGTCAACTATCACATTGACATTTGCTGGCGGAGTGCTTACTAAAGCAGTGTCATGATCGCGCGGCACTGGCCGCTGAGAACTAAAAAAACAAAACAAACCGAGAGGGTACACGCATGCAATTAACACTGAAGGTCACATTAAAAGATGCGACACATCAAGTTACAACAAACATGATGACTATTGTTATGTGGGAACGCAAATACAAACGCAAAGCATCACAAATGTCAGACGGCATCGGCATGGAAGATTTGTCATATTTGGCGTATGAAGCGTCACGCGCTCAAGGCATCACAGTGCCAGCAACACTCGATGACTACATCAAAGATATTTTGAAACTTGAGGTGGTTGATACGAACGACCCAAAAGCAGACGCGGTAGTTACCGCTATGGATTAGCGCAGATAGTTGTGGCTACCGGGTTTTGGCCGTCAGAGATCACATTTGAGTTAGATGATATGAACACCGTCATAGAACTTATTAACAAAGATCGCAAGGCGCGCTAATGCCAGTGTCAACAACTATTCAAGTGGTCGGTGTCAAAGACACGATTAACGCGCTACGCAAAATTGACCCACAGTTACAAAAAGATTTTAAGGCACAGGCAACACAAATTGCAGAACCAGCGATCAGCGCTGGCAGGGCGGTTTATACACAAGTGCCATTGTCAGGCATGGCATACAACTGGACTAGCAACGGTCGAAAAGTATTCCCGTTTACG